CTTACCAGGACTTACCTTGTAGATACCAATTTTGTCACTTGGTGTTTGTCCTGAATCGGTGGTTTGTCCATCTTCAAATATACCTCTATTACCTTGATTGTCATTAAGACTATTTTTGACAATAGTTCTGAAGGACTTTACATAGTAATTACCAGATTCATCAAAAGTTCTTCTTGCAAACTCATCACCAATAAAATTATAAGAAGTATTTTCATTAACTACTCTAAGTACACCGTTCTTGACTTCAGATAATTGAACGAAATTTGAATCTTCAAAATTGTCAAGAGATTTCTTGGCAAGAGATGTACCAATCTTTAATCTATCCGCACCTGGAGCAGTGAAATTGTTAAATCCTTGAGCATTATCAGCAAGATTTTGATCAACGTCTGATGATACGATCTCCTCAACGACATCTAAACCAACTCTATACGATGGAGTATTGCCGTATTGGTCAAGAATTAGGGTTTCTGCACTTACATTAACAAAGTAACCTCTTAAAAAGTATACACCTTCGGAAATATTAAATGACGAACCAATAATTGGTGCATTTTGAGGAATAGAAGTTGCAAAACCCTCACCCGCCGAGATAAAGGTTGATGCATATGTGATATTCTTACTTGTTAATAAAATTTCTCCACTCAAGAAGGTACTTACTTCTTCATCTGAAGTTGAGGAGTTTTCATAGTTCAGGTAAAGAGTATATACACCTCTCTCCGACTCTTCATTAGTAATATATTTTACAACCTTTGCAGTAACACCAGATGTAGCACCAGTGATGGTGGTGCCAAGAATCTGATCGAGGTAGATACCAACAGGAATACCTAAAAATTCTGGTTCAATTTGAATACCATAAAAATTTCTAATATAAGTCAGGTCACCAGGAATAATCTTTGCACCCTCTTTGAAGAAGTGGTTACCCATCTCTTCGACTTGATTTTGCAGAATAGACTGCAGACCAGTCAGTTCTCTTGCTTGAACTGGGAAACCAGGTTTAAATAAAACCTTGTAATAATTCGATTGCGGATCAAAGTCGTCAAAATACGGAGCGACATTGAGATTAGTTTCCTGTGGCATATCTCTTAGAATTGCAAGATAACTTTAACGTCTTCTTTCTGTGAAGCTGATCTAGTAACTGAGGGTCTATTATCAACGTAAATGATGTCACCAGAGTACTTTTCAGACTCTGGATTAGAGACTCCTTTAGTGAAGTCTTGACCCAGGTAGTAGGTACGACTATTTATTGTCGTTGATACACCTGTAAAATTCTGATCAATTGTTAATGTATTACCAGTTGTAGGTATGATATCCACGCTACCACCACTTTTAGGGTCGGCAGTAAATCTGAGTTGTTCAAATCCATAAGTTGGATTGACATTCTTTGTTCCGTCAGTATTAAAACCTGCAGTTCTTCTATCCTGCCAATATTTCAGAATACCAGTTTGTTGATCATATGAAACAACTCGTCCAACAGCTGTTGAACCTAGACCTACAGTTTGTGTAATAAATGAGTCAGCTGTGAACTTTGCTTCACTATATCCAGTTCCAACTAATTTAAGTGCATAAACCGCACTTGCCTTGTCAATTGTCAGGTTAGTTGTAGAATTGTAGTTCTTTGGATTTTTGACGATACCTACTTGTGCAAACTGGTTACCAGTGATAAAGTCTGGGTTTTGAGTATCATTCTCAAATCTAGCATAAGAGAGAACATTATATGCACCTAACTCACGATAAATGTCAGCACCATGACCACCGTTAGGCGGAATAATAACATCAAACACTGGAGCAATAGTTCCGTTTGGAACACCACCTCTTTCAAGGTCAAGTGTTCCGAAAGAATATCCTTCACCACCTTTAGACACGGTGACTGATTCTACTTTTGAGTCATTATTGATAACAACTGTAGCTTCACCACCTCTACCATCACCAAGAATAGGAACTCTAGTGTATGTTACGTTTGCTGTTCCGATACCAACACCACGATTCCTAATCGTGACAATCTTTAACTGACCACTACTACTAGCATTTTCCCTTACTGATTGATAAGATGCATTAGTCTCCCAATCAGTTGGTACAGCAATATAATTTGTGGAATCAAACTTAATAATTTGATTTGGTTTGATAGTATAAAGATATTTCCAAATATAACCATCACCACTACTTCCAGCCTCTCTTGGTTCTAAATCGGTGAAGTTAGGTTCATCAAGAGAAGGACCACCTCTAAAACTATTTTCTGGATTTGCGTTATTGAAGAGACAAATATAGACCTTATACTCACTATTCATTACATAGAAATTGGAGTCATAGATATCAAATGCTCCAGACGGTTGAGAAGGATTATCTCTATCAATATCATTTCTCCACATATCATATGTGGTACCTGACTGCCAAGAAATCTTTCTTACAACTTGACTTACATCACCACTGTTGATCTTCTTAAGAGCCAACATGGTGTCCCAGTAATAGTTGGAGTCATCTAGACTATCCTTAGGGGCAGGTGGAGAAGAATTCCAATCACTCTGAAACACAGGAGCATCTGGAAGACCAATCCACGCATAATAAGAGTTTGAAGAATTCTGTACAGAATCGACAAAATTCTTCGCATTCAAAATACGCAGTTGATCAGTAATTATCGCAGCCATTTGTTAGAGGACTTTTTTCTTATTTAGACGTTAATTTAGACCGTAAACAGGTTTGGATAGACGACAATCGTTCCACCCATACCAGAGTGTGATGTACATTGATAATACAATGAGTTTGGTGCACTGAATGGGACTTCAAATCTAAGAGTTCCATTTGAGACTGCATTATTTGTTACACCTGTTGAGAATGCAGATCCACCATTTGAAGAACGAATTTCGAATGGATGAGCACCCATGTTATTCACAAATTCGTAATTCTGTCCTCTAGCCAAGTAGATAACTGGATCTGCTGTTGAACTTAATCCAGCTGGACCAGTAAAGAGATAATGTGTGGATCCATCTGCACCAAGATCCCACTTAGAATGAGTGATGTACGATGCATTACCGTAGTATGTGGCTCCAGTGACTACACCTAAAGTAGAAACACCAGATACGACTAATGTATTTGTACTGACATTCGAAGTAGTTCCAACACCAGCTGCAGTTGATGAAATGGTAGTGATACCTGCATTTGTTGTTACTGTGATATTACTTCCAGCCGAAATCAATGTGGTAATACCAGTCAGACCAGATCCGTCAGCACCAGTTAGAGTTGTGACTACTCCAGTCAGTCCAGAACCATCAGCTCCAGTAAGAGTGGTGACTACACCAGTCAGACCAGAACCATCAGCACCTGTTAATGTTAGGTTTGTACCACTACCATAATAAGTTGCACCAGTGACCACTCCTAAAGTGGATACACCAGAAACTACTAACGTATTTGTACTAACATTTGCAGTTACAGCAATTCCTGTAAGATTTGATCCATCACCAAAGTAGTTGGTTGCAGTAACACTACTGATACCCGATATATTACTGGAACCATCACCAACTAAATTATCACCAAGATTAACTTGACCTGTGAGTGTAGAAATACCAGTTGCTCTGAAGTAGCCTAATACACCAGCACCACCGTGTTTTGTCTCAAATCTTTTTGTATTATTGTAATATAATTCTACACCAAAATTTCCGTCAGCGTTTGTTGCTATAACTTGAGTTGTTCCAGCTCCACTGTTGAATGCTTGTGTATCTGCATTAACGTTAAATGCACCATCTGATACATCAATATTATTACCAGTACTGTCATCGTGGTAAATTCTAAACTTACCTTGTTTGAAATCTACGGCTTTATCTTCTTCCAGGAAGATAGTACCACCCAAACTTACGTTACCAGTCAGTGTCGATACACCAGCAACATCGAGAGTTCCTGCAGAATGACCAGAACCAACGAACAATTGACCAACCGTACCAATACCTGTGATATTGATATTTCTTCCAGTTACTTCATCATAAACAACATCATCTAAAACATAAAGGTCACCACCAACATAAAAATCACCACCAGTCGTTGTTACACCACCTTGACTTGCTAAAGTTGTAATACCTGCAGTCAAGAATGATGTGACCGTTGTCACACCCAAAGTTGTGATTCCAGCAGACTTTAGATTTCTCGAAATGTCTACGTCAGTGGTGGCAATTGATACTGGAGTTGGTGCCGATACAGTTACGTTACCAGTTGACGTATTGATGGATACGTTTGTTCCTGCAGTGATGATTGTGACAATACCAACAGCCAAGGTGGAACCATCACCAATAAGGCTATATAACTCGGTGAAGTTACTATTAATTTTAACTCCACCGTCTACTAGGGTATCACCTGTTCCATCATTTGGCGTAGTGCCAGTGTTAATACCTTGGTATGCCATCTACTGAGGATCCTTTTCTATGTTTTATTTATTTTAAGTAAGATAGTTATTAAATTTAAGTGGTCGGAACCTTTGAACAAGAGGAGATGTAGTCAATCCAGAATATCCATTTGGTGTAAATGTAAGTGCATCTTTAGCAACTCTATTCTTGAATTGAATTCTTCCCCAAGTGTACTCACCGAAGTTCTTCCCTCTTACAAATCCTGCTGTAGTTGTACCAAATCCTACAGTATTCACCTCAACTCTTCTAATCGCTGTGGTCCCTAAACCAACTGAAGTCAAGTCAGTTACAAAGTCATATGCTTTTGTTGCAGTGTAAATACCATCACTGTTGGTTGTCGATAATCCGAAGTTAGAAAGATTGACGACAAACAAATCACCAGCCTGAACTTGACTGAGAGTGACTGCAGTTCCCACAATGTTAGTATCTCTCATAAAGGAATCTTGAGGGATATAAAGTTCAAGTGTTCCTGAGGTGAGTGTTGTTTGTGCATAACCAACGATAATACCTTGATCACCGAAGTAAGAATTAACACCAATAACTTCTCTTCTTGCTTCAGGTACCTCAACAAGGATTTGTGGAGGATTCGAGGCTGAATAACCAACACCAGCATTAGTGATAGTGAATGATGTTACACCACCCCCAGTTATATTTGCTGTTGCAGTTGCTCTTGTACCACCGACCACATCAATTGGTTGTGAGATAGAGACAGCAGCTGAACCCGAATAACCCGAACCAACATTACTAATGGTGAAACCAGTGACTGAACCTCCAGCACTTACGGTGACTGTTGCGATTGCACCCACGATAGGTGACTGATCAACAATAGTAACTCTATCGTTATAATCGAGAAGTGAAGTTTCGTTCTTCGAATTAAAGAATGGTCTTACGGTGTCAACATAAGCATTAACCGTATTCACACCAACATATTGAGTCAGATAAGCTGCGGGATAGATTGAGGGTTCAAACTCAACTCTGTCTTTCGTCACAAAGTCACCATTGATTGTGATATCATCAATTTGTTTACACCAGGTGAGTGGTCTAACCAGAGCCTGATTTGTCGTAATACCAGGACCATCGTATGCAAAAGTGGTAACAGTATCTAGAGTTGTGATGCCCGTCACAATTCTTTCTTCCTGAAGTAATGCCATTGATTGACCATTTCCAGAATCATTCTTCAGCTGTAAAGTATCACCAATTTTGACTGTTTCAAGAATATCAACAAGAACTACGTCCACACCAGGAGTTCCTTTGTAGAAGATGATCTTAGAAGTATCTCCTTTCTTAGGTGGTTCTGTAAATTCAATAATACTACCACCATTGAACTTATAAGAGGAGTTAGGTACCTGAAGGATGTCATTGATAGTGACAATCAAACATTGTGCAATATTAATATCAGATCCAACTGCAGTTTCAATTGCAAACAAATTACCTGCGATAGCAAGTGGGAATCGCTTCTCGACACCATCAAACTGATCATCTAACTTGTCAAATACATCAAGTTCACCGATGGTAAATCCATTAAAGGTATCACGATACGTTTCGGTGACCGTGAGAATGAATTGATCAAAAGAAGCACTCGATGTAGTTTGAATACCAGTTGTTCCACCTATAGAGAGTCTTAGTTCTTCACTCTCTCCATAACCAAAACCACCACTCACAATCTCAAATTCAATTACACTTGAACCTTGACCAACCTTGACATCAACCTTAGCACCTGTACCCAATCCAGTTGTTCCATCTGCGTATACAAGTGGAATATTAGAATATGGTAGAGGAGCATCAATAACAACTAATGGTGGGTTGTTTTGATCAAGATTTGATCCAAAGAACGATGTAGTAATTGCAACAATCTCACCATTTTCAACGGTTGCAGTACCGATATTGATAAGTGTTGAGAAACCAACGTTAGTTGTGATAATACCAACCTGAACTGTTTGAACTCCAACTCTATATCCAGATCCAGGATTACCGATTTCGATTGATGTAATTGTACCACCACCAGAGACGAAACATGAAGCACCAGCCGAAATAAGAGGTTGGAAACCAAAACCAGGAGTTGATGCAACAGAAATAATTGAACCACCCCTAGGAATAGTTGCTCTGTTGGGATCATCCTCAGAGGAAACACTCTCACCAAGATAAGTAATACTTGTGACACCAGCTGTTTCACCAAGAGTGAAGTCACCAGTCGTTGCTTGAGCACCTTGTGGTTCTTGAAGAATATTCGAGTTCAGGATAATTGCTTGGTTTGTAGAGAATCCAGTAACATTACTTCCATTCTGTAAGAGTGAGAAGTTCTTAGTTTGACCGTTGAAATCTTTTTGGATATTGTCAAAAGTAAAGTTAGAACTATAAGTACTTGCAGTATCATCTTCAAGACCACTTCTCATGAATGTTCTACCTTGGAATGTAGAATGAGTAGTGATACCAGACCAATCCACATTATCAGGACCTGCTGTATCTGTTCCGATTGGAATTCCACCGAATGGTGCTGAAGCAAAGTGGACGGTGTTGTCAACAATATTGTAATTACCACCAAGTCTTTGGACAGTAGAACCATTTGCGTGAGTTGCAACTCCTGTTCCCATTTGTGCCCTGAGAACCTTGAAGTTGTTAGTTTGACCAACACCAATGTTCTGAATCAACATGATCTCATCATCAATCTTGATAAGGTCATTAGATCTGAATGATGTAATACCAGTAACTTCAAAATCAACGTCAAATATGACTTCTTGATCAAGAGTGGTCGAAACAACAACCTCAGTGACTGGAGCCTGAATCATATTGTCAATAGCCATCAAGGCTCTTGCATTTTGATTTGTTGATGTAAGTTTGTGGAACGTACCAATACCAAGTGTTAGAAGATCAATCGTATCGGGTGTAGTTGCCAAAGCTGCAGCAGCATTTGTTGCAAGACCAACTGCAGAATTACTAAGTTTAACTGCAAAGACTTCAGTTGGAAGTTTATCAGTCGAAACACCAGCAATCGATTGTGTAACAATACCAATAGCATTTGTAGATTCTTCTAATGAGTTCTCATAACTATAAACGAGTTTTTCGCCTGTGACGAAGAAGTGGTCAGGAATATTAATTGAATTGTTTGTAAGATTTACAATAGATGAGTCATTTCCAAGGAATGCTCTCTGGAAGATTGGGAGACCATTATGCTTAAGATTGAAAGCTCTTCTTGTATCAAACTTCGTTCCTGTGTAAGTACCATGATTAGAGAAAAGAATGTTATTCTGAAGATCGCTTATTGAAGTGATACCCGTAATATTGTTGTAGTTCTTAAGACCAATACCAAATGTCTTGACATCAACAGCAATGTTTGCATTTGGAGTGAAGTTCAGACTTACTGCACTTCCAGTCTTCGTCATACCGACAGTACCAAGACCTACACCAGAAACGGTATCAATTCTTCCGTACTTCGTGATGTTATTATTGTTTGAGTCAAGAACATGACACTCAAACATTTCATATTCATCATTTGTTGTGTCATGGACAGTGACCATGAAGTATTCAGCAGCAAATGGATCATTGTAAGAAGCAATCTCATTTGCTGAAGGTGTGGCAGATGAAGAAATTCCAGTGTGATATGATGAGAGATTTGTAACGATCATACCAGTGGTATCAACACCAGTGTTAGTACCATGTACCTCGACTGATAATATGTTTGTACTTACAGCAGTTCCTACTGTTGGGTGAATATCAATTTCGATGTTACTTCCACTAATGTTGGCAGTGTATGTTCCAAATCCAGAGGATGGTCCACCAGTAGTGTCAACATCTCCATATTGGAGGAGTTGTACATTTGTACCATCATGTAGAACGTTCAGTTCATTGTAGAAGTAATTGTCATTACCATCCTCCATTTGAATATGGAGTTTTGCTGACCTAGTTGCAGTTGGAAGTTCTAGAATTGTAGTTGTGGTACCAGCTGCAACAGAGACAGAAGATGAAGCAACTGAGACCATGCTGCCGATGGCAGTTGATCCTATTCCAGTTACACTCTCCAGACCTGCGAAATTGAAGTAAGAGACTTCATAGTTATTGAACTCGAAAAGGTTTGGATACCATTGGAGACCAAACTGACTCGTACCAATACTAATGTAATCGAATGAACCAAGTGCTTTACCAGTATCAAGTGTACCGTATTGATTTAAGTAACCCTCTGAACCATTTTGGAGGAGAGTTACGATACCAAACTGTTTTCTATTTCTAATTTCTGTATCCTGAACAAGAGTAAAGAACTTATTCCATGCATATTTGTTATCGAAGAAACTAATGATGGAGTAAGGAGTGTCTCTTGGTTCACTATCAAAATCACCACTAAAGTCGTCTATCTTAAGAACTCTATTTCCTCTTGATTCAAAATAATCGACGAGAACCTTGTTTTCAAATACAATCTCATTAGAGATTGTTCTACCATCAGAAATATCTAAGGTTCTCTCAGTCGCTCCATCAAAGTCAGGGAAACAGTTAAGCATTCCCTCACCAATAAGATCGACGACAGTAGAAATCTCAATGTCTGCTGCTGTCACAATACCAGGGGCATTGTTATCAATAACCAAATCGGCAAATTTCTGGAAACCTGCAGTGTGATTAAGTGAACTTACAGCATCTTCCCAAGTTTCTAAATCAATTCTCGATTTGAGAGAATATGAGAAGTTCTGATAATATTCATTGTTTGGAATGACCTGAAGATTATCATTCAAGAAACCTGAGTTCGTTTGCCAACCATCAATAAATGTTGCACCAACACCAAGTTTAATCGTGGAATTGAATGGAATTTTATCAAGGATTGACGCCTTGACACCAGATGACTCGGATACGATATCTGTTCCGACTAAGAAATCATCCTCAGATGAAACAAACAGATATCTACTCACATTATCAAATCTCTCGACTACTCCAGTTCTTCCTTCGTTAGTTACCTTTTCTCCAGTCAATAAAGGTGCTACCTTAATTACAGGATCAAATATTGGGAAAAATGTTTTAGGAGTGACAGATCCAGATACTGTACTCGTAACGTTTCCAGGAACCTCATTTGGACCTAGTTCATCTGTTAAATCATATTCAACATAGGAACCACTTCCCCCCAGATTACTATCGAGAGATGTAACTTTGAAAAGTTTAAATCCATAGTCTTCAGAGTTATATCCCTTACCTGTTGTACCAAAACCAACTGCAACGTTTTCTACAAGAATTTCTTCACCAACTTTGAATGGCCAATCTTTGGCATCACTAAACTGTTTTGAGAAACTTAAACGTACTATTTTGGTGGTATTATTATATGTGATTGAACTAATACTAAAACCATTAGTATTTTGAAGAGGGATAATTTCTGGTTCAACATCATTCAAAGATTGTGTGTTTTTAACGATGGTGATGAAGTTATCATCGTCACCAAATCTCAAATCAAGATCAGTAATCTGTTTTCCTGTGACACCATCAAGCACTACCAATTCGGGAGGTTGACTGTAATTTACACCACCTGAAGAAATACCAATTGACTCAAAAGATCCAAGAGGATCAACTCTAAGAACTTGAGGGAGAGCTCCAACAGCATTTAATGTGTTATCTGATGGGAAACCAAACCCAATGTAGTTCATCTTCTGCTTAAGAATCGTACCAAGTGTGTTACTCTTTGGTTCTAATAATGCACCAGTTCCTTTAGCACTTCTTACAGAAGTAAACCCAGGAAGAGTTTTATATCCAAGTCCTTTGTTAACAGCATTAACAGTATGAATAGGTCCTTGTGCAGTCAAAGATGAAGTATGATATTTCATCGTTGCACTTGTAGAACCATAAGAAGTTACAGTGTCACTATCAAAAGGAATATTGTAATCATAGGTATCTGATGTAACTCCAACTACACTGTAAACACCATCAAATTTATTGGGAACGACTCCAATGGTATTATTCTCAAATACTGTATTATCTTCAAATATTCTCAACTTTACTGGTGGTATGATGTCGAGATTATCTGGTTCGAAACCATAGTACAGAATTCTGGGAATGTTGTCACTTACATTTAAAGTGAGATTCGCAGTGCTATCGATACCAATTTTACCATCAGTTGTGACTTCAAATGTTGAGTTTGTTTTTGTAGTAAAGAACTCATTAATTTTTTGAGAGTCACTATAAATGTGCATCTCAA